TAGCAAATCTTGAATTTGGTGAGCAAAGCAGAAGCCTACTGCACATTGAAAAGAATAATGGCGTGTGGAAATTTCAGTTGTTGTGGTTGAGCAATGATTGTTGGATAGTCTAATAACCTTTAACACCAAAGAGAGATGAAAATAGGAATAGGAGAGAGACACGCAAAATGGTGGGTTGTTAACAGTATTCATTTATTACCAATGTTGTTTTTGCAATGGGGTAATGGATGTATTAATAATCTTGACACGAATAGAGTGCAAAGACATTTTGAATTACACGTAAGTTTTGATTTTTTGTTCTTTACATCTTTAGTGGAATTTCATTTTATGTGGGGAGATGAAGGCGAAATAGAATGAAAGATATTATAACATTGTGTAATCGAGATCGAGACGAGTATGGAATCGAACGTGATTGATACTGTCATCGGTATTGTAGTAGTTGTAGCTTGGAATGGCTACCTTATTTATAAATGGATAAAAAATGGAAAGAGAGAAACAGATTAGAGCTTTAGGTCAAGAGGTTATTGATCTATTAGTCGAGAAGAACAAAGCGTATGGATCAAGTGCCTTAGAGCCTCTTGGGATATTTGCAAAAGGTACAGCGGTAGACAATCTTTGCGCTCGTATTGACGATAAACTTGCACGTATAAAGAACCGGGGACTTAACGACAATACGGAAGACACACTAAAAGATTTAATTGGGTATTTAATTTTATTACACATAGCAAACCATGAGCAACGAGAAAATAATGGAGGCGCAAGTGACTCTATTTCCAACGATATTCAAGAAGGAGGAACCAGCAATAAAAACAGTGGGGTACGCTCTTTCTCGTATCCAGAGTGGGAGGAGCGCATCTACTATTAGTGACGTAAGGGCTGGTAAGGGTGATAAGACCGCTCTTCCGGTTGTTTGTTTCTCCGGTATGTTTGCTAGGAGAGCCGATGATGCTTTGATGGAGCATAGTCGATTAATGGTTCTAGACTTTGATAAGTTGGAGGACGTACAAACAATTAAGTACGAACTCGCTCAAGATAAATACATCTTTGCTATTTGGATATCACCAAGTGGTAACGGACTCAAAGCACTTGTACACCTTAAGTTTCCGGATCAACATAGAGCTCAATTCAATGCGCTTGAGGAATACTTTCTTAAGCACTACGGATTGCAAATGGATGGCTCTGGACGTAACGAGTCAAGGGCTTGTTTCGAATCACACGATCCAGACCTAGTAATCAACCTAGACCACGAGGTATATGCCGGTGTTGTACTAGACACTCAAGAGAAGCAAAAGATAGATGCTCTCGACAAGGGGACGGACTATCGTAAACTAAATATTAGCTGTCGTATCATACGACTTGCAGATGATGGTGAGAAGCACCACTCGCTGTTAAAAGCAGCAACACTAGCCGGAGGATATATTGCAGCCGGTAAAGTAGAAGAAGAAGAGGCTTTCCGTATCCTACTACGTGAGATTCTAAAAAGAGACGTAGACAGTATTGATCTTGCTAAAAAGACTTTAAGGGAAGGGATAGAACATGGAAAGACCATGCCAATTCGTGAGGTCATCGAGAAAGAAAACGAGGCGATGAAAGACATCAACCTTGATGAGATGGATTTGAATTTTATCTCAAGTGAGGATGATGATTACCAATACATGGTAGACTTTGCCGAGGGAAGAATACCGGAAGGACTAAAGTCTGGTAATGAGCTTTTTGATAAGCACTTTAGATACAAGAAAGAACTAGTCATTGGGATGGGACATAGCAATGTAGGTAAGACTACGTTTATGCTTTACTTGATGATAGTGGCGAGTGTGAAGCACGGATGGAAGTGGTTAGTATATTCTAGTGAGAATAAGACTGCTATGGTCAAGATCAGACTAATGGAGTTTTACCAGGATCGTCAACTCAAAGGAATGACTCCGGAAGAAAGAAAGGAAGCATACAAATGGGTAAACAAATACTTTACCTTGATCTCAAATCACGAGGTATATTCCTATAAAGACCTGGTGCTTATGGCTCAAAAGGCTAGACAAACCAAGAGGCTTGATGGTATCTTTATTGATCCTTACAACAGTTTGAAAGTATCTTCCTCCGGTAACGGAATCATTAGCACACACGATTACCACTATGAGGCTTTGCGTGAGCTCCTTACATTTAGCGTTAACCAAGATATGGCGGTGTGGATCAACATGCACGCAGTAACTGAGGCGCAAAGAATGAAAGGTCCAGATGGTCTACCGGTTGCTCCGTATGCTGAACAAGCCGAGGGTGGTGGTAAGAATGTGAACGTTGCTGACTGTGTCATTACCATACATAGAAAAATCCAAGCACCTACACCGGAAGACAGAAGAACGGTAGAGTTGCACGTTCGCAAGGTTAGAACTACCGAGCTTGGTGGTCTTCCAACTCCGGTAACCGATCCGGTTTTGTTTCGAATGAACACCGATGGTACTGGATTCCGAACTCTCGATGGTCCAGACCTTTACGACCCTATAGATGGCGGTACACCGTCCACAAATTTGTCAACAACTTCTAGCTACGACATATCTTTTTAACAGTTTTGTTTATGTAAATTTGGGTATGACTGCTAAGAAAAAGGGAGCTGTGCGAAGTAAAAAGAAAGTGATCGATGGTATCACCTTCGCAAGTTCTTTAGAGGCCTACTGCTACAAGAGATTAAAAGAGAGCGGTTTCAAGTTCGCATACGAGGGACACAAGTTTACACTACTGCCTTCAGCCCAATATGATGGTGTGTATAGCAAGAGTGTCCCCAAGAAGAAAGACCTGGTGTCTTATACTGGGAAGCGTATTCATCCAGTAACTTACACTCCGGACTTTTTTTCTCTTGAGCATAGGTTTGTAATTGAAACGAAAGGGTATGTTCCTAGCCAACACACTTTCCATATACGTTGGAAACTCTTTCTTCATTACTTGAATGAAAACGGAATGGGAGATTTCAAGCTGTTTATTCCAAGGAATCAGTCACAAGTAGAAGAAGTAATTAAAGTGTTGAAGAATGAACATTGACCAACTATCGCACAAGTACTACCTAGCTTGTAAGCGAGTGTCGGATGTAGCGGAAAAGCTTTACGAAGACATACATACAAATGGTGGACACCCTATAACGGATGAGGATGTGATCCGTAAGAAGATAACCGATGCCGTAAAAGAAATAAGAAGCGAACTCGACCTAGTCAAAACCGCAATAGCAGAATACAATGAATATCATTCTAGTTGACCAATGGCAAGGTATTAATTACCACCGCCTAATTATACCGATGGCTGAGATATCACAGCGTAAGATGGCTGATGTGTTCATCATACAAGATGTGCTTGAGCTCCTCAACATTGACCTTACAAAGGTGGATCGATTCATCTTCTCTAGACATTGTGATCTAAACCAAGAAGGACACGAGAGAATATCCGAACTCCTCCAAGAGCATGATATAAAAGTAATCATAGACCTAGATGACTATTGGGTACTACCTTCTGACAATACCGCACACGCTGCATACGAAAGTTTAGTTGATCCTAATCAAGGAATTCGTAAGAGTATAGAGAGAAGCATATTGATGGCAGATCATATGTGGACACCGAGTCCTATGATTGCAAAGATGGCTCGTAAGGTAAACCCAAAGATCACACACACCATAGTCCCTAATGCTATCAACCCAGGTGAAGGACATTGGAGCATGACCAAAACATTCAACAGCGAGAAGGAAGTAAGGTTCGGATACACCGGTGCTAACAATCATATGGGTGATCTTGAACTTATGGGTGTCGATTGGACAAAGCACTACACATATACTACAACCATAGGTGGGTACGACAAGTACCTCCACGCAAATGAAAGCGTAGATGCACTACCTCTTTACGAGTACGGAAAGATATACGAGAACTTCAATGTATCATTAGCACCACTAAGATCACGAAAGTTTGACAAGTGTAAGAGTAACCTCAAAGCAATTGAAGCTGGGTTTACCGGGTGTGCATTCATCGCTTCAGACACCACTCCGTATAAAGAGATAATCATCAACGGTGAGAACGGTATACTATGTAGCAACTTCGAAGAGTGGAAAGATGCTGTCGAAAGCCTCACACCAAAAGATGTGAAGAGATTAGCAACCAATCTATATGAGACTGTCAAAGATGAGTACCACATAGACAATACAATAAAGATCAGAGCAAATGAGTTACAATGACAACCCAAGACACAAGACCATAATTGATTGTGTTTTAAAACAGAATGCAAACATGTACACCAACTTAGGTGTGGATAGCCCAAGATCAGAATACGAAAAGGCAAAGGTTAAAGAGAGACAAAAGCTACGTAGGATTATGGAGCTCGATCCAGAGAAGATTGGTAGACTAATTAAAGACTCGCTCGATGACTGAACAAGTAAATGAACTGATCTCACAAGCAGCACTCAAGAGAATTAAAGAGGGTACTGAAGATGATTTCCAATACGAGGATGCCTACGATGTACCGGAGTTCAAGAAGCTACCGTGGGTAGAAAGGATGAAAGTTAGAATACTAATAACCCTAATGATTTGGTTTGATGCTCCATAGGATTAAAGCAGAGAAGCTCAAGAAGAAACACGGTAAGGATGCTCTTAAACAAGCGCAACAAATCTACTACCTATCACGACCGCCACAACAACCACTATGGGAATCAATAGTAAGGGAGATAAAAAGATTAGACCAGCAATAAAGGGTGCGTATGGTGAGTGCCTAGTTACTGCAGACTGTTTAAGCAAAGGCATTATGGTGTACACTCCTTACGTCCACGACTGCCCTCATGATCTCATCATCCGGTTCAATAATATATTTTACCGGGTACAAGTAAAGTATAGAAAGATAACTAACGGAACAGTTGAGGTAGCAATGAGAAGAAAGTCTGCAGAGGGGTACAAGAAGTACAATGATGACTTCGATATACTAGCATTGATAACAGACATAGGGATAGCATACCTAAGTGGGGACACACTAAAAAGTAACCACGTTACGTTACGTACACGACCAACGAAGAACGGACAAAACAAGAAAGTAAAGCTCTTTAAAAATTATACTTCAATTTATAAATCAATTAATCAAGTAAGAGATGAGGAAAAAACTTAATCAACTCGATCTTTTCTCCGGCATTGGTGGATTCCATATGGGATTAGAACGAGCCGGATACAAAGTCAAAAGTTATTTTAGTGAAATAGACAAACACGCAGTAGCCGTGTACAAACATCAATTTAAAAATGCAGAATATGTCGGATCAGTTACAGATGTTCGAGGAGAACAGTTACCAAAAATCGATATTATCACCTTCGGAAGCCCTTGTCAAGATTTCTCACTTGCTGGAAAACGTATGGGAATGGATGGACAGCGATCAAGCCTTATCCTTGAAGCAATTCGACTTATCGATGAGTGCCGACCAGGAGTATTTATCTGGGAAAATGTTAAAGGAGCTTTCTCCTCAAATTCTGGCGAAGACTTTGCGGCAATCCTCCAAGCGTTTACCAACATTGGGGGCTATAGACTTGAATGGCAACTGTGTAATACAGCGAACTACCTTCCCCAAAACCGGGAGCGGATATACCTTGTCGGATATTCTACAAAAACCAAGCGAAATTGGCGAGGAATATTTCCTCTCACAACAACAAGTGGAGCGGATAACGAATTGGAACGCTCAAGAAAAGCCGTTACAAAATGCCTTACAGCGAGAGGACAAGAAGGACACGCCGGAATGCAACTCATAGAAGAGAAGCAAGAAGACTTTGAACTCGTTAGAAAAGGAGATGGAAGGACACTCAACAAAGACATCGCTCCAACGATCACCGGAGGAGGTAAGTCCGGAGGCAACCACTCCGATATGGCATGTATAAAGATTAAGAGCGGTACAAAGAGTGGGTACGAAGAAGCTCGTCCAGGAAGAGATAGCGTGTCTCTAGTGCAAGACTCCAAAACAAGAAGAGGTCGTGTGGGTAAAGACACCGCTCAAACACTTCAAGCCGGAAGCCAACAAGGAATTATAGAACCACAGATTGGTGCTATCCGAGGTAGAAAGCAAGAAGGAGATGAGAACTACACACAAAGGTTTGAGGTCAACGAAACCGGAGAGTCCAACACACTTACCTCAGACTCTACAATGAATATGGTTGTAGATCATAGTAGTACGGATGTGATCCAAGTGGGCGATTGCCTACAATCAAATGGTGGTACTCAACCTTACCAACAAGACCGGGTATATAGCGATAAAGGAATATCTCCTTCACTACACACCGATAGTAGAGCGCACAAAGTGCAAGAAAATATCATACACGGAACACTAACCGAAGCTATAGGTCGTGCCGGTAGTTCCAAAGAATACAAGAAGAGTATACACGATATCGCCAAGTCACAACCAGGCGTTAGAATACGTAGGCTCACACCCATAGAATGTGAAAGACTACAAGGCTTTCCGGATAACCATACAGAATGGGGAGTATACGATGGAGAGATCAAGAGAGTATCCAACACTCAACGATACAAGATGTGCGGTAACGCAGTAACAGTAGATGTAGTTGCAGCAATAGCACAACGCATCACAGAGATACTATGATAATCACATACAAAGTGAATGAACATCAATTGGATAGGGCTAAGATGCTCTATCCTTTCGATGCTCTAAACGGATCGATAACCAAAGGCGAAGGCAACCTTTACGGAGCTCTAGCCGAAGTAGTCGTACACGATCACTTCCGAGCCAAAGGTCACGACATTGACTACCAAGGAAACTACGACTACGATATCATCATCGATGGACACAAAGTCGATGTCAAAGCCAAGCACATAAAGGTTACTCCAAAGCCATATCACAACGCTGGTATAGTAGATTGGAACATCAACCAAGAGTGCGATTACTACTTCTTCGCATTCACCAAAAAGGATTTATCAGAGGTATATCTACTAGGTTACATGGGCAAGGAAGAATTCTACAACAAAGCCACGTTCAATAAGAAAGGTGAAGAGGATTGGAATGGTTGGAAATTCAAGGCGAACACGTACAATGTAAAGGTCAAAGCACTCCACTCTTTTGCACAGTAATGTGTGTATGAATGTGTGGGGGGTTATCACTCTAAGAAGATTGGGGTGGTATTGTTAGCTCCTTGCGTGGAGCTGAGCCGAACCTCCGGTCAGTCACATCCATACCGAGGGTGGGGTAGGGGAGGGGTCTGATCCGTGGGGGTGTGAAAAGCATTATTTAACATAATGTATCTTATAATTCAAAATGGTTGCAGTTTTTATACGAGCTAGAAAGGTAAGATCAGCGAGATATCGTACCGGGTAAAGCCAAAGAAAAAGCCAAAAACATTCTTGTGATCCGTTTATTGAGGAGGGGCATGGGGTTTGGGATCGATTTCGGTTTTGGTTTCGCACCAGTCGATAACGTATATAATCCCCCAGTTACACATAACTCACCTAATTTGTTGGTTTAGTCTATCCTAAAACAATTTCAATAAAAACAAAAAGTGTTATACCCATCTGTTAATCAATGTCTTTACTATGTTTGGTTGAACTAATACTTGGACTTGACAATGTCGTGTATAGGCTGTAACTTTGCTTGAGTATCGCAGCATTGCGGTGTTGGAGCTACGGCACACCACTTCACTGCTCACTCATAACGAGGATGACTGCAAAGAGGCTGTGCATAGGAAAGCTTATATATAGAGATGAAGGCTGTTAAAGATTCGGAGGTTCAGAGATTGGGTTACAGTGATGGTAGTCCATACCGTAGACGTAAGTACATTACGATCAAGGGGGACACTATTGACATGTCTAAGACTGGTATGAAGCTACGATTGATTCCTAATGTTGGTGAGGAGAAGATAGCTGAACCTTACAGTGGGGTACACAAGTTCCCCGGTGCTACGAGTATCAAAGAAATACCGGTTGAGTAAATCGTTATCTTTGCACTATGCGTGTAAAGAAATATCAATCCGGTGGTAAGTCCACAACTGTTAAAGATGTACATGATCGTATTCGTTCTATGCGTAAAACACATAGGGTGAATGAGGATGGTACTCACTCAACTCACTTAATGGCTCACGGAGGTAACGATAAAGAAGGTTACTATGTATTTCCAACTATCTTTCCTCAAGACGATGGATCATGGCTAGACCCATTATCCGGTGGGGATAGTGATGAGAATTGGACCAGGGTTTATGAAGAGGCTTCTAAGCGCAATGAAATCGTGAGAGGTCTTAGTAAGGAGATGGCAGAAGATATTGCAAACGGATCGTGGAAGGGATCAGTAGATGTTCCTAGAAAGACAATAAAGTTCCAATCCGGTGGTACTATATCCAAGTCGGCTAAGTACTATAAAGAGAATCCAGAAGCCAGGAAAAAAAAGGGGAAGTACGATAAAGCGTACCACTCTACCCCTATGAGAAAAAAGTATCGTGCGGAGCTTAACAGAAAGAACCGTGAAGCTGGTACATACGGAAACGGTGATGGTAAGGATTGGGATCACGGAGTTCGTAGGATG